ATAGAGAATTTGATTTGGCAAGTATACAATGGCAAGGAACTCCTCTAACAGAAGGAGAGGAAGACAAAGCTGAATTAGTAATGGCAGCTAAAGACATGGTAGATAGGATCACTAGTTGGATGGAAGACACTGCAGAAATGCAGAGTGAATCTATGCTTGAGCTAGGCGATGCAATCCGTGATGAATTAGGCCAGGAACAATCTGAAGGATTTACTGGCCAAGTTAAACCAGCTTTAGAATCACTTTATCAGGCATTAGAGGCAACAAGAGGAGCACTTACGCAAGGTGTAACCATGCTAACAGGCGAAGGGGTCCCAGCTGATACAATGGGTGCAGAACCGATGGCACCTGACGCTACAGGCGACGAAATGGGAATGGAGGAACCAGGAATGGAGGAACCAGGAATGGAACCAACCGTTGATGCTGAAATGGGCGATGAGTTTGCCGCAGCCGAACCAGCAGCTGGCGGGCTAGCAGATGAAGGCAGAGAAAAACGAGAATCTATACAACGTCAAATTAAAAAGCAAAAACTAGCAGAACACTTAGCTTTATCTACACAATTAGGCCGTATTTTAAGTTCAAAAAAAAAATAATTCGAGAAGGTGCTACTGATAATTTAGTAAAGGCTTTACGAATGATAATTGCTGATGCTGATTCAAAAGGCATCAGCGTCTTCCTTAATTTTAATAAAAAAAATAAAGTTAATAAACCGAATACAAAAAATATAGATTTTAATGCTATCATGCAAAATCTTGGCAGTGAAGAATTTGATTATGGCACATTCAAAGCCGCATATGATACTGACCCACGAGTTAAAACTATGACTAATAATTTTAATAAAGATGGTATAGAACCAAAAACAGCAAAAACAATTGATTCTAAAACTAATGATGTAGACCAAGGTAAAGATGACGTTGAACAAATGGCAAAAAATGCTACTGATTTAGGCGATAAATTATAATATCTTTGACAAAAAAATTTTAAGATGTTAAAATTTTATATTAGGAGAATTTATGGAACGATCTAGAGACGAAATAATAACTGATATAAAAAATATAATAGACGAATATATTACACCTGCAGTAGCAGAGCATGGTGGAATGATAGAATTTAAAGACTTTGACAAGGGAACGCTCACTGTGATTTTAGGTGGTGCTTGCAGCGGTTGTGCAGGTAGTTTTATGACTTTACAAAACGGTGTAGAACAAATGATTACTGCTTCTGTACCAGAAGTTAAATTTGTTGACGCTGAACACGATCAAAATTCAACTGTTGATCCTTACTATAGTGACCATCAAAATCCATACCAACACTTGTTTTGATATGTCGCTTATAAAACAAAAATTCCAATATTCCAAATTAAGTAAAAAAGAAACACACGGCCAAAGATTATATTTCACTCCAGAAGGCGACAGGGTAGCGAGTGTTACTACAATATTAGATACCACTAAAGACAAATCTGGTCTCTTTGCTTGGCGTAAAAGAGTAGGCGAAAAAAATGCTCAAGAAATAACTAATGAAGCTTCCTCTAGAGGTACTAGGATGCACAAGTTCCTAGAAACTTATATTGATACTGGTGATTGGCCTAAAAGTGGCAGTAATCCATTTGCACAACAAGCAAACAATATGGCGAAAATAATTAAAGAAAATGCTTTGTTGCATATTGATGAAATATGGGGTAGTGAAGTTACTCTATGGATGCCAAAACTTTATGCTGGTACAACAGATTTGGTAGGAAAATACAAAGGAAATCCAGCAATCATTGATTTCAAACAATCAAACAAACCTAAAAAATTAGAATATGTTGAAGATTATTTTTTACAACTAGTTGCATATATAGAAGCACATAATGAAATCTATGGAACCAAGATCAATGAAGGCCACATCTTTATGTGTACCGCCCAATTTCAATATCAACAATTTGATCTTTGGCCACATGAGTATCAAGACTGGCGACATGAATGGTATAATAGGTTATATCAGTTTTACGATAAATAGATTATATTGTAGGAGATAGATGTGGCAGTTGTACAAATAAGTAGAATACAAATTAGAAGAGGCCAAAAAAATCAAGGTGCCGGTCTTCCCCAACTTGCAAGCGGTGAACTAGGTTGGGCAATTGATACACAAGAAATGTATATTGGAAACGGGAGTGTAGCCGAAGGTGCACCATTAGTGGGCAATACTAAAATCTTAACTGAGAATGATAACTTATTTGATTTGGCAAATTCATATGCCTACAAAGAAAATATTCCATATATCATTACAGGCAGTTCTGCAAATAATCCAATACGCCGCACCTTGCAGCAAAGATTAGATGATAGACTTAGTATCCGTTCATTTGGTGTTGAAGGAGATGATTCAACTGATTGCACTCTTAAATTCCAACAGGCTATAGATCAAACTTTTATAAATCCTATTGATAAGGATTTACCGCAAAGTAAAGTTATTTTACATTTAGAGCCTGGAGTGTATGTTATTTCTAGTCCAATTTATATACCTTCTTATGTCACCCTAAAAGGTGCTGGGCCAGGAAAAACTATTATTAGACAAATTACAAATAATCCTATATTCCAAACAGTCAATTCAGATAGTGAACCACAAAATCCTAGTCCGCTGGGTCAGACTACTTCTGTAAATCAAAATAAAAATTTATGGATAGAAAGCATGACTTTAGAGAATTTGTACCATAATACAGGTATATTATTCGATGCTACACGAGACTCTTATTTTTCTAATGTAGAGATTCTCGGTCCGTGGACTATTGGAGATTCTATAGATGCTTACAGTGGTTCAGGTTATGGGGTAAATTTTAATGCCCTAAGTGGTGCTATCAAAAATTTCAACATAAAGTTTAGCAAATGTCTTTTTAACGGCTGGGGCGTCGCTGTCCTAAATAAATGGGACAATGAAGAAATTTCATTCATTGATTGTGTATTTAAAAATTGTGGCTATGGTGTGACTTTAGGCCATACCATGGTTATAGACAGTAATGTATCATTAGGTCGTAGTATAGGTCCTATAAGATCCTCTATCAAGAATTGTATATTTGATACAATCGCTCGGATAGGAGTTTGGATCGAATATGGTAAAACAAATCTGATCACTGGTTGCACATTCAAAGAGGTAGGAAACGAAGGCGGAGGAGAGTTAACACCAAGCACACCTATTATTAAAATTGATAGAATAGGCAATTTGGCAAATAATAATTTTTTTGAGAGAGCCGGTGTTCTTAACGTAGCTGACGAAACCGTTGCAGTAACAGTGCCGTATATACCTGAATATGATGGAATTATTGACGTAGAGGATAATACAGGTTATGTAAGATCGTTTGGACAAACAAATGTAAATGGTGTACGATTATGCAGATTACCTGGAGTGAAAAATCAATCTTTTATAATTGAATATCAACTTATAAGTCAAGTATATGATGTACACCGTGTCGGATCACTAAGCATTAATATGGAAAACAGAGGTTTAGCTCCTTCTGTATCAATTGTCGATGACTATAATTATACCGGTGATATTCTATATGAAGATTATGTTGATTTTTTTACTAGCTTTGATCAGCATAATGCGATATATGACACAGTATCATTATATGCATTAAGCAATATGCCTAGCAACGACACATCAATATTTAAGTTCGCTGTTAAATTTAAAATAACAAATTATAGTTAATGTTTGACATAGTCAAATACGAAGACAGACTAGCCATTTGGTCAAAATTCAGAGACTCGTTAGAAACTGAGTTAGATCCATTTTTATCTGTAATGGAAAGATTTTCTTCAATGCATCACCAATCACTTGTTTTAGATCCTTGGAATCAAACCACATGGAAAACTCCATGGGAATTGATTTATGATAATCAATACTGTGCATTTAGTTTATGTTTAATGATGTATTATACACTCGGACTTACAGATAAATTTAAAGACTTTCAATACAATATTTTTATTTGCAGAGATACGACTGTTAATTTTTACGTTCTATCTGTTGATGACAAATATTTAAGTACAAAATTTCCAAAACCTTTACAAAAAAACAACTTTGAAATATATAATATATTACACACATATAATAATTTACTACTTCACAAAAATTAAGGATTTATGATGTCACAACTTGGGGAACTACAAATAATAAAGAGAAATGCGGAAAAAGAAGATTTAAATATTGATAAAATACATAAGGTTGTTGAATTTGCATGTGAAGGACTCGCTGGTGTTAGCAGCAGTCAAATCGAAATGAATGCTAATTTGCAATTTTACAACGGTATGACAACAATAGAAATTCAAGAAATACTAATTAAAAGCGCAAATGATCTAATCTCACTAGACCATCCTAATTATCAATATGCTGCTGCTAGATTATTATTGTACGGAATTTACAAACAGGTTTTTGGGCAATATGATGCTATGCCATTTGTTGAAATTATACGTAGAAATATTTCTATAGGTGTGTATGATTCGGCGTTTTTAGATTATTATTCTATGGAAGAGCTTGAGAGACTCGACCAATATATAAACCATAAACGTGATGAGAATTTTACTTATGCAGGACTTAGACAAGTTGCGGACAAATATTTGTGTCAAGATAGATCTAGTACTGCTTTGTTCGAAACACCGCAATTTATGTATATGATGATCGCAGCAACGCTTTTTGCGAATTATCCAAAAGAAACTAGATTACATTTTGTTAAAAAATATTATGATGCAATTAGTTTATTTAAAATTAACATTCCAACACCAGTAATGGCAGGTGTACGTACTCCGGTTAGACAATTTGCAAGTTGTGTTTTAGTAGATACTGACGATACTCTTGATAGTATATTTTCTTCTGATATGGCCATTGGAAAATATATTGCACAAAGAGCAGGCATAGGTATAAATGCTGGACGAATAAGAGGAGTAAACAGTAAAATTCGAGGCGGCGAGGTAGCTCATACTGGTGTGGTTCCTTTTCTAAAAAAGTTTGAAGCTACCGTAAGATGTTGTACACAAAATGGTGTTCGAGGAGGAAGTGCAACAGTTCATTTCCCATTGTGGCATCAAGAAATAGAAGACATCCTGGTTTTAAAAAATAACAAGGGCACGGAAGATAACAGGGTTAGAAAACTAGATTATTCTATACAATTAAATAAAACCATGTATGAAAGATTACTAGCTGGGGAATCAATCACTTTGTTTTCTCCACATGATGTTCCAGATCTTTATGAAGCATATTTTACAGACACAGATAGATTTAAAGATCTTTATGAGAAATATGAAAGAGCAACAAGCATTAAAAAGAAAAAAATTGATGCAATGGAATTATTCAGTTCGTTAATAAAAGAAAGAGCCGAAACTGGTAGAATTTATATAATGAATGTCGATCATTGCAACACGCACAGTAGTTTTAATGATACGGTATACATGTCAAACTTGTGTCAAGAAATTACCCTGCCAACTAAACCATTACAACATATCGATGATAGTCAAGGAGAAATTGCATTATGTATTCTTAGTGCTATCAATATAGGTATAATCAAAGAAAAGGAAGATCTAGAAGAATTATGCGATCTTTCAGTAAGAGCATTAGAAGAAATTATCGATTATCAGAAATATCCTGTAGTGGCAGCTGAAATTGGAACAAAAGCACGTCGATCACTTGGTATTGGATATATTGGACTGGCACATTACCTAGCAAAAAATAAAGTAACCTATAGCGATCCACATGCTGCTGTTTTGGTACATGATTTAACTGAGGCATTCCAATACTATCTTTTGAAAGCGAGCAATAGGCTAGCACAAGAAAAAGGTGTGTGCGATGGTTACAAGAAAACAAAATATGCAAAAGGAATACTGCCAATTGATACATATAAAAATGATGTAGATACTATTGTTCCAAATCAACTAAAAATGGACTGGGACGATTTACGCAAACAAATAGAAATCTGGGGATTACGACATAGTACATTATCAGCACAAATGCCTAGCGAAAGCAGCTCTGTGGTTTCAAATGCAACAAATGGTATTGAACCTCCAAGAGGGTTTTTATCAGTTAAGAAAAGTAAAAAAGGACCATTAAAACAAATAGTTCCGCAGTATCAAAGTTTAAAAGCATATTACACATTACTGTGGGATATGCCAGACAACCAAGGATATATAAATATCGTAGCAGTGATGCAAAAATTCTTTGATCAGGCAATCAGTGGAAATTGGAGTTACAATCCTACACATTATCCTAATAACGAAGTACCAATGAGCGTTATGATCAAAGATTTAATTACAACCTACAAGCTCGGATGGAAAACAAGTTATTATCAGAATACATATGATTTTAAAATTGATCCAAATGATGTTGAAGAGAAAGAAGAAGAACAACTAATTGCTCCAAAGTTAGAAATCCCTGGCGAGGAGTGTGAGGCATGTGCAATTTGAAAGGAAAAAATGAAAACTGTTTTTAATAGAGATAAGATCGATTTTAGTAAACAACATATGTTTTTTGGTGCTGACCAAAACGTGCAGAGATACGACACTTTTAAATTTCCGCAGTTTGATAAATTAAATCAGACAATGCTTGGTTATTTTTGGAGACCTGAAGAAGTAAGCCTACAAAAAGACAGGGCCGACTATTTGAATTTTCGACCTGAACAAAAGCATATTTTTACATCCAACTTAAAATACCAAACGCTATTAGACAGTGTGCAAGGACGAGGTCCCTGTCTAGCCTTTTTGCCGCATGTTTCTCTTCCAGAGCTAGAGGGGTGCATTGTTACTTGGGATTTTTTTGAAACTATCCATAGTCGATCATATACTCACATAATGAAAAATGTTTATTCTAACCCCTCTGAAGTATTTGATACTATTCTAGAAGATGATATGATTACTGTTCGTGCCGAAAGTGTGACTAAACATTATGACGAATTCTATCGTTTAGGACAACATTGGATACACGACAAAGCAATTGATCAAAAACTACTCAAGAAAAAGTTGTTCCTTGCAATGATGACGGTAAATATCCTTGAAGGGCTGCGATTTTATGTTTCTTTTGCATGCACATTTGGATTCGGCGAACTAAAATTAATGGAAGGGTCTGCAAAGATTATTAGCTTAATAGCAAGAGACGAAGCACAACATCTAGCCATTAGCACCCATATTTTAAAGTTATGGCTCCAAGGAAAAGATGATCCTGACATGAAAATGATTGCAGACGATTGTACAGAAGAAGTTTATTCCTTGTGGAAAAAATGTGTAGAAGAAGAGAAACTATGGGCAGATTACTTATTTAGAGATGGTTCAATGATAGGATTGAATTGTAGTTTACTACATCAATATGTAGAATACATTGCGAACCGTAGACTAAAGGCGTTAGGTTACGAAACAATTTTTAACCAACCTGTAAACACAAATCCTTTGCCATGGACCACCCATTGGTTATCAAGCTCTGGGTTACAGGTTGCTCCACAAGAGACTGAAGTGGAATCATATATAATTGGTGGTATAAAACAAGATGTTAACAAAGATGTATTAAAAGGATTTTCATTATGATAGAAATTTATGGAAAAAGTTCTTGCCCTAAATGTTATCAAGCAAAAGCGTTTTGTGAAGCTAGGAACTTAGAATACACGTACAAACAATTAGACAAAGATTTCAGCCGAGAAGAAATTTTTGAATGGTTTCCAGGAGCAAAAACTTTTCCACAAATTACCATTGATGGTAAAAGTGTAGGCGGATGTGATCAAATGATCACCTACATAGAAACGATGAATTATAAAAACATTATGCATTAAGGATAAAATGTTAATAGAAGCACCATATACAACAGGCGATGTTGTCTCAATTAGACTTGCGTCTGGAGAAGAAATTGTAGGAAAATTATTAGATGATAACGACAAAACAATTAAATTAAAACAACCACTGTCGGCAATAATGTCTGAAAAAGGATTAGCAATGTTACCTTTTATGTTAACTGTAAATCCAGAAGCTGATATAGTGGTTAGTAAAAATCAAATTATGATTACTGCAAAGAGTATAAAAGAAGTAGCAGATCATTATTTACAATCAACAACAGGAATAACATTAGGAATATAAAATGACATTACATGAACAAATTGTACACGCATATACAGCGTATATTGCAGAATCTACCACATTTGATGAAAAAGGCGTAAAAGCAGCAGCAGCCAGGGCTAGGAAAGCACTTGGCGATCTTGGAAAACTAACCAAGGATAGACGTAAAGAAATTCAAGATAAGAAAAATGCAATGTAAAAGGTAAAATGGCACAAATTAAAATTCAAAAAAGAACAAGATTCCGTAAAAGGACTAGTATAGGAAACAGCGGATATAGCCGTCCTAAGAATAAAGGAATTCGAAGGGCATGGAAAAGATATCGCGGACAAGGCAAATAAATAATTGACAAGGAGAAAATTATGTGTAATAATCCAAACTGTAAATGCGATCCGTGCAACTGCAAAGACTGTAAACCCAATTGCGAAGAGTGCGGTTGCTAACGTAGGAGATTAAGATGCGTGACGGTAAAAATCTAGCGATTTGGTTATTCAGTATGTTCATTATATACATATTAAT